CATATTGCCCCCCATTTGCGGTTGATTTAATGCTTGCTCGATTTTTTTACTTGCTTCTTGATCTACAGATGTGGTCACATGACTATATAGATCTGCAGTAATTTGGATTGAGCTATGTCCTAAACGTTCGCTGGCAACTTTAAGCGGCACGCCCGCTTCAAGCATCATGGTGGCATTTGTATGACGTAAATCATGAAAACGGATATGGGCAAGTCCTGCAGTTTTCAAATATTTATCCATTTGCCGAGAAAGCCAGTCAGGGTTAATGCATTCGCCGACAACGTTGCAAATAACTAAATCATTATCAATATAATTTATACCGTAATACAATTTTTGTGTAGCAACGCGTCTTCTGCGTTCAAGCAAAGATGCGCGAACCATTTCCGGTATAGAAATAGTTCGATTGCTGGTGACCGATTTAGGCGTTTTAAAGATAAGTTTTCCACCAACGCGAACGAGATTTTGCCGAACACTCAATGTTGATCGCTCAAAATCTATATCCTGCCAACGCAATCCGCAAATTTCCCCTCGGCGCAAGCCGCATAATGTCGCTAACAAGCAAGGCAATTCAAAATCTGTATTCTGCACCGCCGCAAGCAAAGCAACAGCATCTTTGGTTGTCAAGCCGACACCGGTGTTGGCATACGGAACTTTAGGCGGAGTAACATGTTCAGCAGGATTAACGCTTATCAAACTAAGATTTAAAGCATCTTGCAGCATTTTTTTGATGATACGATGATGTTTATTTACAGTAGATGGAGAAAGAGTTTTTCGTTTTAGGTCATAGTAATCTTGCAAATGAATGGCTTTTAATTTATCAAGATATATATGTCCTAAAATCGGTGATACATGCCGCATTAAAATCATTTCATAATCGCGATAGCTGGTAGGGGAGAGGTCTGGTTGAATGTGTGCTAACCATTTTACAATATGATCAGATAGCAACATTTTCTCCATTACACCGCTGCCGTGTTCATACTCATACAAAAGCTCATTTAAAGCTTTTTGCGCAGCTTTTTTGTTGTTTGTATGCAATGATAATTCGCGGCGTTTACGGCGTCCGAATTGGTCTTCTACATAGATACGCGCATAGTAAGTATTGCCTACTTTTCTTAAAGATCCGTTTTGCATAAAAAAACACTCCTTTTCTTTTTATACTTGCATAAAAGTCCAAGGCGTGCTATAATATCCATGTCTTGGTGGATATAGGCACACGCCTCTATCTTTCCTGCTCCCCTTTTCGTGCGCCAACACGAAGAGGGGATTTTTTTATTGTGTTCAAAAATTAATAGCCGTTTTTAGAAACGCCGTATACGGCTTGCTCGTTTGTAAAACCCTCATACTCTAACTGGTCGATTAAACCTTGGCGAGAGAATGAGCTGTGTTTCAAATAGGACGCAGCTTTTTTCACTGCCTGCTCGTTCCAATCAGCTCCGCTTTTCTCGACACCGTAAACCGCTTGGTCATGAGTAAAACCCTCATATTCTAACTGCTCGATTAAGCCGCTATAGGAAAATGCACTATGGCTAAGGTAGGATTTAGCTTTTTTCTCGGCTTGTTCGCTCCAGTTTGCTCCGCAATTATCCACAGCGTAAGTAGCCTCTTCGGTGGAAAATTTCTCATATTCTAATTGCTCAATCAAACCTTGACGAGAAAATGAGCTGTGGCTCAAATAAGAATTTGCTTTGGCTAAAGCATTTTTTTGCCCGGTAGTGACGGTTTGTGTCGGAGTAGTAGGAGTAGTCGGTTTGGTAAAATCGTTAGTATCGCTTACTTGAACGGTGCGGCTGGCGCTATCCCAATTTACATATGCATCGAGATTTTCGGATACAAAACGTATAGGAACCATGGTAGTGCTGTTAATGATTTTCGGCGCAAGCAAAAGCTCTTTTTCTTGGCCGGCAACAACGGCTTTTTTACTGTCAACAGTCAAAAGGATTTCTTTGCCGTCTTTGGTGATCGTGATACTGCGGTCGGCACCGTTCCAGTCAACTTGACTGCCGAGATTTTGCGAAACGATACGCAAAGGCACCAAAGTAGTGCCGTTTTCGATAACAGGCGCTACAGTCGGCTGCACAATGCTGCCGTTAATTTCCAATTTGATGTCGCTCGCAAATGCAGGCGCGGCGGCTAAGGACATAGTAAGCAAAGCCGCAAAAATAAATTTTGCTTTTTTCATAAAAAACATCACCTTTCAAAAATTTTTTACAAAAGCAAATTATTGTTGACAAAAATTTACTTTTGTAGTAGACTGTAAATAAATAGAAATTATAAAAGGACGTGATGAAATGGAACCGCCGCTAATGCTGCAAGCTTTGTTTTCACAACTCACCACTGAAGAACTGCTGGCGCTTATCGCTTATGAAGAAGAAATTCTATATAAGTCAGAGCCTGCTGCTGTTCCTCCTCCGAAAGTCGGCTGAAAAGCT